AAGGGCATAAAAAAAGAGTCTTGCGACTCTTAATTAAATTGCGCTTGGAGGGATTCGAACCCCCGACCTTTTGGTTCGTAGCCAAGTTAAAATAATTTTTATAGTTTTCATAATTTTCATAGTTTTTACAAAATGCCTAAAAATAAGGGGTTGTAGACTAACCTTTTACTTTTGGATATTTTATATTTTATATATTTTTCATTGTTTTTATAAAATTTGTGAGCAAAATGTGAGCATAATTTTTAACACGGCATAATTTTTACCCCCTTATTAAATCGGGTAAATTGTAGCATAAAAAAGAAAGTGAGGAAAAATGATAGAAATTAAACAATCAAGAAAATTACACGATAGTGGCTATAGGCTAATGGAAGTTAAAAATATTCCTTATGATAAAAATGATAAAGAAGAAATAATAAGTTCGTGTGCTGATGTTATACATATTTATTTTGGGAATTTATTGGATGGCATAAGTCTTGATATTACTGACCAAGGAATAATAAGAGTAGTTAGTAATAATTATAAATTAGTGCCTAATAAAAATTTTAGATGTAGCGAGGTATTTTTCAAGATAGAAAAGAGATAAATATTAGTATATTAGAACATAAATTTTTCTATTACACCACATATAATATAAAAAAAGCCCCGCATCAATGCGGGGCTTAAAATAGTGTGTGTTAAATAAGAGAGAGTTTGTATTTTATATATTAATAAATTCCTTTAGAGCAAAGAGTCTGTTGAGCCAGCCGTGCAAGAACCCCCTCTGGCTTGCAACTTTTGCAAATTCGTTATATTTCTCTGCGCGTGCAAGTAAGAATTTTTCTGGATATTTATACTCTGCAGCTTTTAAAAACTCTGATACTCTGCTTACTCCCATATTTACAGCAGTATCAAAGCAGATTATTGCAAATTTTTCAGACATATTGTTACACCCGGCTTTAAGCCAATAATTATTGTAATAAATTTCCTCCACTTCTTTGTCTGTAATATTCCTCACATCTTTTTTAGCAAGACCTTTAGAAGAAAGCCACGCGTTATATGTATTCTGGGTAATACCCTTGTTGGTACATCCGCCATAATCGTTAGGATTGTTTACATATCCGCCTTCCCATTTTAGAACAAATTGAAGCGCTCTATTAAAAAGTTCTGTCATTTTACCCCCTAAATATTGATATTAAATACATAATTGCAGCACCAACTGTAGAAGAAATTGTCCCAACCCACCATCTGTCACGTTTTAGTAGTCCAATGTCTTTTTCAGTATCCTCAACTCTTCCGTACAATTCTTTAATATCTTCTCCCTGAGTATGCTGTATTTCGTAGTAGTTTTTAGAACGTTCATCAAGAGCTGATATAGTCTGTTTGACTTCGCAAAGCATATCCAAAATTTTATCTTCTTTGTGCATTATATCCATTTCTCCACGAAAAGATTTTTCAACCACTGCCAAAAATCAACTGCAAGAAACATTATGCTTGCTTTAAAAGGATTGACACCTTCTTTTATTAATGTATGGAAAAATACCTCACTGGCAAACCTTCTATTGAACTTAATTACAGCCGGATTATCCAGAATATAATCATGAATAATGCTAGCTGGTATGTATCTCGGTGTATGTGGACAGCCCAATATAAACCTGAAAGGTTTCCAGATTGTACAGCCGTCTGAGCTATAATTTTTGGGAATTTTTAGATATTTACGGCTTTTGTGTCTTTCTATTATCACAATGAAATCATTGAGCATATAAAAAGGCTTTGCTTCATTGTAGTAGTTGTAACCTATAGCCTTGTTGAAATCAGCATAATAAATATTCATCAATTGTTTTCCAAAAATATTTTCAATAACTTCTTAAACTTCTTTTCTTCGTTTTCATCTATAGGTGTAAAGTTTGGATACATCAGGATGATGAGCTGTTCTGCTGCATCGATAGCTTTCATCTTTTGCTTTGCAAATTTTATCACCTCTGTCTCGGACTGTCTTCCCTTAACTTCTTCTGCAAAGGAAAAGCCTTTCTCTGTGGCTTTTCCTAATGCTTCTATTGCCTTTGCAACATCAAAAGGCATTATGCGACCTCTCCATCAATTTTATCAACATATGATAAAACAATAGGTTTTGTAGCATTAATAACCGGTAAGAATGCATCATCTATCTTGTTTTCAGAAACATTAATAGCGGTGTTTATTAAATCATACGCAAACTCTACCACGCCTTCTGTTAAGGTTTCTCCGTGTTTTTTGCAGCATTCTACCAACGCTTCTTTCATTTGTTCTTCCATAAAAAATACCTCCTTTTATCTTGACAAACAGGAGGTTATAGTAAATAATATAAAAACAGGGTGGTAGTTTCCTAAGCTACCAATAACCCTTAGAGTTCTGGATGGCTTTTATCTATTTAGATGAGAGCCATTTTTTAATACGCATAAAATCAAAAAGATTATAATTAAAGTCAGATTGAATTTATCCATACCAGCCCCCTTTCTAGTCGGTTACTAACCCGAGTTCTGAATTAATATTATCGGTTAGATTTCCTTTTGAAAAGAGCTATTTTTTACCCTGCAGAATTATATTACTATAATCCCGCCGGCCTGTCTATTTTATTGTCATTGTTCAATTTTATTTGTATTTGTTGGATTATCCTCTGGTACGACTTCCTTTATCTCTTCTTCCGGTTCTTTATGTGCTAAAAGCTTTGTGTAATCATTTGTGTCAAAAAACTCATCCAGTTGTTCTTTTGTAAATCCGAGAAGAGTTCCAACTACATCTATATACGGATTGCCGCGGTAGAAGTTATTAGCTTTCAGTTCTATTTTTAACGCCTTAATATCAATTGCCGGTGTTTCTTCTGATAGTGCTTGCGCTTCAACAAGAGCAATAACATCATCAAAGTCTATTCCTTTGGCCTTGTAAATAGCACGTTCAACATCCGCAGCAGTAAGATTTAACATTGCTATGCGTTCCGCTTCTTTTTGTGCTTGTTTTTCTTCCCAAGCTTCGTCTTTTAAAATGTATTGTTCGCCGTCCAAAACATACTCTTCGTCAGTTTCTTCAATTCTATCAATACTATAAAGAGTAGTATCTAGTGGCTGTTCTGTGTAGAATTTTATTTTTTCGTCTTTATAACCTAAATACATAGTTAATTACTCCCTTCTGCGTAGATAAATCTAAATAATTCAGTTGCCCCAGTTAAGCTATAATTAATTACTACTTTTTTACCTTTAGGTACTTTAAGCATAATCGCATTACCATTGTTACCTAGAGGCGTCCATTCAATCGCCCCATACTCGATTGCCTCTATCGTTTCTCCCGTTGTTTCCCCATCTTTTAAAGCAAAGATGACACTATATTGATTGTCTGCACCAGTTTTTTTTTGTAAGTAATACCACCCATTCGCAGGAGCCGTATAAGTAGAACCACTAGCCCCAAGTTCTAAATCAATATACCTATTACTAGGAAATCCCCAAGAGCTGTTTTTGTCTACCTTTGTTTCCTCAATCCTTCCCAGATTAGCCAATGGCGCATTCTGAGCTACAGAAGCTACAAAGAAGTATAGCGAACCATTGCTTTTAGCATAGATAAATCTAAAAGATTTAGTGGCACCGCCCACACTATAACCAATACTTATAACATCACCTTTTGATACAGGGGCAAGAATTTCGGCGTCATACCCAGCTGCTGTAGGTTGTGACGTTAATGTATATTTGATATTTCCATTTGAGTCTTTTATTACTGGAGTTAAATACTGACCTGTACTTGAAGAAAGTTTTTGTATCCAAAACCACCCATTCGCAGGAGCGGTATAAGTTGAACCACTAGCTTTTAGCTCTAAGTCATCATATCTATCACTTAACAAGTCCTCACTACCATTTAAAGTTGGCACTGTCAATATTTCTGCCACTGTGTCCAGCTTCCAATCATACTCTGTCACAGTTTCATCAGTTGATAACTTAACTGTAACCCCACCACTTACCCCGCGTTTTGTGTAACTTCCACCTGATGGCAGTTCAACAGTTGTACCGTCTGCTACCTCGGAATTATATTCAACAAGAGCAGCTTCATAAGCTGTCGGATACACACTTTTTGAAAGGGTAGAACCGCCTAATACCCAGCTTGCATTATATTGCTTAGCTTCAGAATACTTACTATCGAACAAAGTATATGGTACGATTGACTCGATATCATTTCTGATATTAACCTCTGTCTCCTGACCGGTTGCAAGGCGGATAACCCACGGGTATTGGATTGCTTCTTCCTGAACGGTAGTATTATTGCCGTAGATTGGATTAGAACGAGAGGCATCAATAGAAAATCCTGCCTGATGGGTATTTGTTTGAGATGTTCCAGCAACTCCTGTATCTACTACGTAAGCATTTATTGCACCAATAGGCCTATCAGAACCAACAACCCACCCGTTAATAGTTCCCCCTGTTATATTCGGCAACCCAGCTTCTACCAACAAGCCAGCGTTCTGCAAATCAAATACGCCCTGAATATTAATAACAGCAGGAAGCCTTAAAGTGCCTGCGGTTTCATTAAGTACAAACTTACCAACTTGCCCGTGGTCGCTCGCCTCTTTTTCAGCCTGCCATTCTTCCTCTGTGCAGAATAGTGATGGTCTGATTGCTTTAAGTTTCTTCAACTCATTAACAGCGCCCTGTAAGTTTGAGTTGATAGTCAGCAGCTGTCCGTTGAGATAGTAATCTAAGCCTAGTGACTCATCAACGTAAAAAGCTATACGGATAGATAGAAGAGGAAGACCGGAACCGGAGCCGGAGCCTCCCAGTGGATATTCTTTCCAGTGAGTATCATCTATATATTCGGGGTTAGTTACAAAGTTATTTGTATTATCATCTATAAGACTTTTTACAAAAGATAATTTTTCATCTGTAACATAACATAATACAGCTCCGGAAGGATACCCACCGATTGTGTCTGATACATCCTGATTAAATGTTATAAGACCACCGTTTTGAAGAAATACTCTCTGATCGGTTGACAAATAAAACATCCCGTTACAGTCTTGTCCCCTCGGAGGTTTGCCTCCATCTTCCAATGCTTTCATCGTAATATCTGGAAAACCTTCTGCAATAGAAGCAAGTTCGCTTCCTGTAGCTTCTTCTGGAATATTAAATTTTGTACCTTGATTAGCAATCGGCTGACTGATTGCAGCTGGTTGTATTACATCAGTTGATTTCATTAATTATCTCCTAACCTATAAATCTTCCGTCCCAAAACGGAGCTTGGCCCCAGGGTTGGAAACCTGTACCATAAAAGCCAAAAATATTTTTTTGCTCTAAAATATAAATCCTGTCCAGAACTCCTACTGGAGTCGGCAGGATAGCACGGGCATAAATTAAAGCAAGCTCCTCCTCCGTAGGCTCAAAATTTAAAACATATTGTATCGACATATCATGGTTATCAAATACGTAACTACGGGCTGTACTCCCTTTATCAGCTTTAAAAACAAAGTTCAGATATTTGTTAATCTCCGGCACTGTACCGGTCATTCTAATCATTTGAAGTTTACCGAGTATCAAACGTCTGTATAGTTCTGTCGATATGGTGATACTTTTACCGTTGATATTGTAAGTGCGTTTGAGTTTGAGAATTTTACCCCACAGGTTAAGTCCCCAATCTGTAGCTGTATGAATATTCAAAAAATCATTAACAATTTGTTCCCAGAAATCTTGAAGATTCTCTGCATAATAAGTGTTTTTTGCTTTAATGAGGCTCTTGAGTTTTTCTGCATTATCATACTGCCAGATAACATTCTGTATTAGGTTTTCATTAAATGTAAAAATATCAAGTATGTTAAAATCAGCCATTGATTGTTACCTGTATATTCTCTGCAAGTATTTGAGCAGTTTCACTTGCAAAAAGATTTATCGGAAATGTTGACATATTTCCGTCTGCATAAACTATAGAAACTGTATCATTTGTGATTAAATCCTGATTTTCGGCGGTTGTAACCTCAATACCGTAATCAGAAAGGTTTACCGTTTCTGTATTAAGTTTCCAGTTCTCACCATCATAGATAAAATTATATGTGCCGTTCTGTTCGACCTTTGCGCCAAAGGTTTCAGAATTAACAGATGCCCAAATAATACCGCTTGTTACTGAGGCTTTTATAATACTTGCAACTGCATGGAGAGCAGGTGTAAGTAATCCGACTTCAATTTTATTAACATTAATACCCTGAATTTGAGAATTTAAAACACTGCCTATAGTAAACGGTGCTATTAGCGCCCTTATTCCGAGTTTTTTATAATCTGAATAAAGTCCGGAAGCATAGTTTATAATAGTATTTTGAACCGTTTCTGTAAGATTTGAGTCTGAATTTGTATCAGTTGTTAAATCTACAGATATTTTAATCGGTACTGATTCGGGGATTTGATAAGTAACCGAGTTTTTAGAATTATACTCTTTATCAATTACACTGACAGTTGTGTTTCCTGTCCAATTCGCACCCGCAGATTTGATAGAATAGAGCGCGTATGCAACATCCTCGCTATTTCCACCTTCCACACAAACATAAACCCCGTGTTTTTTTACGGAAATATTATCTAATTGGATTGCTCTGTCATAGGGGTTATCAAATGCATACACATCTTTTACATTTTCTACCTTATAACAGGCGCTTGCATAATTGCCAAAAAGGGCGCTTCCTGAAAACAAGCTGTTTAAAATTCTGGATTTAAAACTTGCATCGCTTTCCTTTGCACTGCCTAATTCCGCAACGACAGGATTTGTGATTGTTTCCCAGCCGTTTAGGCCTGTTGTTGAACCTGAAACGATTGTATTGAGCTCTCCCGCCCCGAGTGAAACAGCACCGGTTTGCGAGCACAAAAATACACCTTCCGCAGTCCCGTTATCGGAAATAATTATTTCGCTTTCAGCTGTCCATATAGTACCGCTCTCTGTAGCTGCTTGAGAACCGGCAGGAATAACAGTGTCGGGAACTCCGCCAACTATTACCGTTACTCTTGAAGAGGTTGCACCGTTTCTGTAAACATCAAAATTTGCGCCCCACGCATCAAGCGCAGAACCGGAAGACATAATAATATTAATCAGGACATTTGCAATAGTCGCGTTAAAGTTTATTGCTGCCTGTCTTGCCTGTACCTCTGTATCAATCAAACGCCCCTGCGGCGTTGAAGGTTCAAGCGATAAATCCTGACCGAGTGCTGCTCTGTATTCATTTTGAACTGTTTCTAATATTTCAGATGTATCAGGAACAATTACTCCGTTATCTGAAAATATATAATTGCCTGTATATGTTGTGCTGCTAACCATTTAATACTATCTTTCCGTAACTTGTTTGTGCTTCGAGCGAGTACTCAAAAATATTATCTTTTGTAGTACCGGTAAAATTGGATATTTTCAGGGTTTCTTCTGTATCCTCAAGCTGGCTTATAAGCTGATTCTGGTATAAGTCAAGATAAGCCGGACTTGAAAAAATTGTGTTAAAAAAATCAATACCTTTTTCCTGATCATAAGGAAGCTCGCCGAGTATGGTCTGCGATTTATTCACAAAAATATCGCCCATTGCTTCAAGATTTGTTTTTATGGCAAGGTTATTTGAATTATCAAGAAAAATATCGTTGTTTTCATCTATGCCGATTGTTTTCATTGTGGTACTCCGGTGCTTGCGCTTCCTGTTTCAACCCCGCCGTGCGTATGAGATTTTCCGCTGATACCTGCTGAAATAACATCGGTATCGGATGTTATTGTATCTGTTGCAACAATACTGCCGTTAACTTTTAAATTGCTGTTCAAAACCGTTTCCGGTGCGGTGGCTGTAATTTGTCCGGATTTAATACTGACCTTTGTCGTTCCGTCATCCGAAATCAGCAAAACTGCATCTGTATCATCTTCCGATATTTCAAAACCTCTAACCTTATCAGGCAGAAAAAAACTATCCTCATATTTATGTTTGCGATAATCAGCAGGCACAAACATTGAAAACAATTGTTTAAAAATGGAGATATTTCTGTCTGCAGCAATCAGCCAGCCAATATCGTTTTCCTTAACTGGGAAACTAAGAGTAAAACCGCCACCTGAAAGCATTACTACAGGGATATTGGGAATCGGTTTTTTAGGAAGCTTTTCCCCTGTACTGGTAATATTCTGGTTGAGAATCTGAACTTCTGCCCTGTTTGTTTTTCTATTATATGAAACTATCTGTGCAGGAGCTACCTTTTCTATTTTCTGCGCAATTTTATCAATAAGAAAATCAATAAATCCAGCTTCACTCTTTGTATCAGCGGGATTATAGGAAGGTAGCGAAATTGTTTCTATCTTTTCATCTGCCATTTTAAGCCACTCCGTAAGCCTTAGCTTTAATAATGCAATAGAACTGCGACTCTCTGTTTGCAAAATCATAAACCAGCTCATAAATCTGATAATATCCGTTTATAGCCGGAAATCTGACACTTTTGACATATATCCAGTCCCCGCAATACAGAGAAGAATCTAGCAGGCATTTGACCTTGATACCGAACTCATCAGGTTCGGGGATTCCTATCATTCCTGTGTCTTTTGAAATAACTTTTGCGGATTTTTCAGGGCGTTTTGCGATTTTGTCGACAACTTTTATTATTCCGTTGTCTTCATACATCGTAATATCGTCAAGTTTATTAAACTCTTTTATTAATTCTGTTTTAGAACCCGCAAAATTAAAGACATCTACTGTTTTTTTACTTGTCGCCTGCCACTGAAAAGCCAAGCCCAGCTGCGAAGAAATACCTTGCGCAAGTTCCTGTGTTGAAATATTGGAAACACCGTAAGTAAGCGGTATTCTATGCGCATAATAAAGGCTCTGCGCTTTGATATTCAACCAAATATCCGGCATTCCGGCAGGAATTGCATTTATAATATCACCTGAGAAAATCCGCCCCCAGCCGGTTTGACTGTAGCCGGCATAAATATTAATCACCTTTTTTATTTTTGGTTTAATATACGGCGTTGTATACGTTGTCAGGTATTCTATATCTGACTTTGTAAGATTAGCTATTGAAATATTGGCTTCTGATTGCGTACTGCCTGTTTTTCTGCTTACTTTGCCTTTTATTGCAAGGCCATCAAGGCGTTTAAGTTGTTTTTTCCCGTTATCGAAGGCTTCAACTTCGACAAAACATATTCGTTTATTATTCATTGTTCAATTCATCCAAAGTTACAAAGTATAAATTACAGGTACTTCCGAAATTTTCATAATTTGGATAATTATCATTCTGGGTTTCAAATATGAAATTGCCTCCCAGAAGCTCTTGCATATAAGGGTAAGGTACTACAACTTGATTAGGAAAACATACGAATGGTTCGCCTATTTGTTCATTATTGATGAATAAACTCATTAAAAGAACCTCATTAACTGTCTGCAGCAATATGTGAATACTGTTTTCTATTTCATCAATAACTATATCAAATTCCTGATTTGCATTAGTTTTTTCAAGCTCTATTGCGTAAGTTGTCATTTTATGCCTGTTTGTTTGATTTTTTGTAATATATGTGGTATTTTTTTATTGAAACTGGAGGGTGAATTATGGAAACTTATGTTGCAAAAAAACACTGGTGGTTTTGGGTGCCTTATATCACATTGTCAATCTTATTTATCTGGACTTTAATCATACCAATTTGGCTTATATTATGGGCTTTTTTTAGATGGAAGCTGGATAAAATAGAAATAAAAGATGGCTGTTTATGTTCTCGTTTGGGAATAATTATTATTGATAAAAAAACTATACCTTTAGAGAAAATCAGCTTTGTTTCAGAGAAGCAGGATATTATATCTGAAATGCTGGGTTTTGCGTGTGTTCAAATTCAATCTTCTGCTGATAGCAATGCCATAATTTATCCTTGTATTGCAAACTCTGCTGAATTTGTAAAAAAAATTAATGAGTTAAAAGCCTAACTTAAGTTCTGCCGCCGGAAACAGCACTCTTTAACCAGGATTTTTTAACAGGTTTTGCCTGCTTGACTCCGCTGTTTATTCTTGATGCGTTAGATTTATTTGCAACTTTTTTAGGCGGCAGATTAGTATAACCCGGAGTTATTTCGAAAAACTCACTTACTGATATTGTATAGAGTGTTTTATCTAGAACATCAGAGCTTATTTCCAGAGGTGCGGCCGCAATTATAGCTTTATCAATAATTTTATTACCAACCCTTATTACTAACTCTGTTCCTGAATAATAAAGCTGATATAATTCCTCAAGAGTTGTATTATCATCATTAGAAATATAGGCGTGTATAACAGCTTTTTTAGGTTCAAATACTGAAACATCTGTTATAACTACGCCGGTTTCTATAGGGTGCTCAAAAACTTTTGCGCCATCTTCAAGCGGAATTCTCGTAATTTCAAGGCCTTCTAAAATCTCAACCAGCTTATTATTTGTTTTTTGCCAGACAACAAATTTTCTTTTATCTGTCTCTAAATTTCTTAACTGCAATATTAAATTTGTAGTCTGTACTAATGCAGCTCCTATATTCATGCTCTAAATCCGTTATCTATATGACTAAAGGGTAGTAATGCATCATAAATCTCTTTCGGGTCTGATGATTGGGTTTGTATATTAACCTTATCTATATTAACCGTGTTTGATTTTGTGTTTTGTATATTTCTGGTATTTGTATTATTGTTTTCATTCAAGGATTGGGTTTGGTTAAAATTAGAAATAGACCCTGCAGGTACAGAATTCATTCTGTTATTGTTAGCAGCAGCTAAAGCCTGCTGTGCAGTTGTTACTATTGTATATCCTCCGGTAATCGGATTTGACAGCCCTATAAGCTTCTTAAGCGGTTCAGGGATAGAAGCCCACATAGCTTTTATTTTATCTGCCAGTTCGCTAAATTTACCACCGAGAGATTTTATCCAATCTACAGCTCCGGTAATCCATTTTTTTAGCGAAGTGAAGAAGTTTAAGCAATTCTGCCGAACTTCATCAACATTAAACCCTATTCTTTTTAAAATATCACCGATTATACTTTCCCCGCCCTGCAAAAATACAATAAGGTCCTGAATAATAGCAATCAATGCTGTTATTGCTGCTATAACACCTATTATTACTAAAGCTACAGGATTTTCCATAAGAAAAAAAAGTGCTGCATTTAATGCTCCTACAGCTGCAACAATCCCCATTATACCTGTAGCTACTGCAACAGTAGCTGCTACAATTTTAACAGCACCTTCATGCTCAGCGAGCCAATCAGTTATATTTCGTATAACCTTTGCAACAGCCGTAGCTGCAGGCAGGAGTAAACGCGCTATAGCACCGTTGACAGATTCAAGCCCCATTCTGATATCTTGCTGAACTTGCCGGTATTCGCGCATACGTTCAATGTCATCTTTTGTATAAAGCTTGTATTTACTCGTACGTTTGAGTTCTTCACGATACCTGTCAACCCCCTGAATCAATATCCGGGTGGTTGCTTCATCAATCCCGAGAGATTTCGCTAAATCTAATTTTTCGGTTTCGTTTTTGAGTGTCGCCATTTTACGGGCAACATTCTCAAGAGTTTGGGCTGGGTCTTCTTCTATTCTTATTCCCGCTTTTTTATACTCTTCTTTATTGGTACGGATATTTTCGATACTGGTAGCAGTACTTTCTGTTGTTCCTCCGTAGTTTTTGGCTGCGTTGGCAAGCTCTTGCAGTTTTTCAACTGCAACTCCGGTTTTTTGTGCAAGAAAATCGAGCTGTTCTGCCTGTTCATAAAATTGTAGGCTTCTGCGTACAATCAGACCTACTGCAATTAGTGAACCTAAGTTTTTAGCAAGTTTAACAAAATTACCTCTAAGCTGTTTGAGCTGAAACTCACTCCTGCCCTGCAGTGTTTTCACAGCTTCACTAAAATGTTTAACCTGTCTTTCAGCCTGTTCTAAATCTTTTTTTATAGATTTATAAGTGTCGGAGTTTTGAAGATTTTTCTTGTTAAGATCATCAAGAGCTGCTTCTAAATCTTTAACCTGTTTTTCGTATTTATCAAGCTCTTTTTCGTTATTTTTCAGTTCTGTTTCAAACTGATTGAGTCCTTCTGTTTCAAAAAGTATTGAAAATGCGTCTAATGGTGAAGGCATATTTATTTCTCTTTCATGCTTGCTTTACTTATAAGATATTCATTGTATTTTGTTACTGCTTCTGCTTCGTACATAACCAGGGCGTCTTCTAATGTATAGATTGTTCTGAGTTCGTGAAGCGTTGCACGTCCGCTGACAATAATTTGTCCAATAAATCCGTCAATATTCCGGAAGCTTTCGATTCGGCAAGGGAGAGTCCCTTGTTCAAGAAACTCAAGACCTTGCCTTGTTCGAAAAAATCAAAATTAAACTTGAGACATTCTTCTTCAAGTTTGATTAATGTATCAAAATCCGGCACATGGTTATCAATCAATGCCCTTGAGATTAAACCGACATTCGCTCTGCCGTCAGTATAGACACGTTCGCAATATGAGAGCATTTTAAAAGCCATTTCCTCAGATTGTGAAAACTGGCTGATTAACGGAATTAAACCCGTAGGTAATTTGAAAATAACCTCCTGTGCCACTGTACACGGCATTTTTGAAATAACAAACTTATAACCGTTAATCTCAACCGTTTTTGTCTGCAGCAGCTCTTTTTTAGGAGTTTGGGGCTCATTTTCTGCTGTCTGCGTACTGTTTTTTCGTAAATTAAAACTCAACATAAAATATCCCCCTTTTTAAGCTAACTTGAATTATTAAAAAAGAGAGTTATAATATTTATATAGGGGGAAGCCCTAAAGAATCGCGCTTCATTAGAGCTTCACTTAGTACCCTATAACCAATAAATGATAATTTGTAAAACCGTTATAATGACCGTTATAACGGTTTTTATTATTATCTTGGTCATTTTACCACCTCCTTTCCGCCGATTTCTTAGTAAAATGCGTGTGCGGAGGAAGTGTTGGTACTACCCTGAAATAATTATAACATAATCTTTTTAGACAGCATCCTCAAAAACAAACCCATAGGTTTTCGTTTTGATTCTGCCGTCACCGCCGTACTGATAGCCAACCTGACCGTTTTTAATACGTCCGTTTTTATAAGTTTTGGCAATTCCTGTAACAGGGTTTGTTATTACCATAGTTATGACATCCTTTTTCGGGAAACGGCTCACAGAACCTCTGTTTGCTTCAAATAATAAATCCAGAAGAGCTTCTTCCTCGGTATTTGGGATTATTGGAAGATTAAGCTCTATGCCGTTTACAGTGCACCAGGTAATTAAATCTCCGTTTATGCCGGAAGCATTACCGGTTATTTCATTGTTGCCCGTTGAGCCAACATCTCCGTCTTCTGGAAAAGCTCTGAAAATAATACCATTAGGAAAAGTTTTAGAAGCTTTTAACCAGACTCGTATACCTATTGATGATGTATCTTGCATTTTTTTACTCCTTGTCTTGCGTTAAATTAAAATATTTCTGCCTACTACTTTTCTGACTACATCGTTTTTGAGGTAAACAAGCAGGTATTCCCAGACATATATTGTTGCATTGCCCTGAGTTTCGGTCGTAATTTCCTGCTGGTATGTGTAGCCGTTGTTTTGAACATTCAGCCACGCATTCTCATCGTCAAAAAGTCCGGTTATGTAAGCTTTTTGAGTATTATCAAGTTCTTTACCCTGACTGAATACATGGTTTGTCAAAGCTTCATCGCAGTTGTTTTCAAGAACCCCGCACAGAATAGCACATCCGTCATTATCGGCAGATATAAAGTCCTGCGCAATGAAGGCATTCAAAGCATCTGTTGTAATAGCATCTTTCAGCCACGCTTCGTTATCGAATACGGCACTATCTGTGCCGTCAGCATTAAATCCGTTCTGGTAGAAAGCTATTGTTTTGCCGGATTTCTGTGTCTGTCCGTTGTAGTTAATACAAAGGTTATCAAGTGTCTGATACAATGTACCGTCATCATCCCCGACTGCTATTGCCTGCTGCGGGAACTCCTGAAACATATAGTTTTTAACCGCATTTCTCTGGCTGTAGTTAGTGGTTGCAGGAAGAATTGCAGACATTATCCAGGCTGGATTTACTCCCGTAATACCATAGTTGATATTATAATGTGCTGTCATTCCGGAGTATTTTGCAGCTGTCGCAATACCTTCTGCATAATTTGATTTACCAAAGTCAAAACAGTGGCGGTAGTTATTGTTTTGTTCTGTTGTCCACGCTCCGATTAAATCCAAGTTTGAATATGCATCTGATGCATTCAGAAAACCAAAAGTTAAAAAGTTTGTACTTATATCAATGGTTTTATTTAAAATGTCGGTTATTGTCTGTTCATCGGTACCGTTTGAAAGAACAGGTGCGCCTGCTGTATCCCAGCCGATAAGTGCAGAAAGGTCAGTACCGCTTTCTGATTTTTGTGCATAGTTAATATCGTTTTTCCCTGTTTCACCGCCTGCTAGTTCAAAAGAAGAATTTGACGCGTTATAAGTTACTGTCGCATTCGTCCAGAGAGCGCCGCCGTCTGAATTTGCTCTGATTGCTGTTTGCAGCGCTGTTGCAACATCAGCATAAGCTTCAATGCTTGAAAGATTTATACCGCTCAATGTGTATGATGTGCCGCCAAGGTTTACAATCATAGAACCGTCGGTAATTGCTTTTAATTCTGCAATTGGTGTAAGGTCTTTTGTTGAATACATATATGGGGCAAGTGCTTCAAAAGAATATCGCATAAATGATATTTTTTTAGGCTGATTAGCTTTTTTAGAAATCCAGCCGAAATATTCACTTGCAAATTTTGCCTCTGCAGATAAAGCTCCCGCAAATGCTGAAACATCAGCAGAAGAAGTAAACTCATAAACTGTGTTTGCAGCAAAAAGAGTATTTGTCGTAAATACTCTTGCTATCAAGTCTTTGCGTGATGCATCTGCTTGCCCGCCTGTTGCGGAAGTTATTGCCACATATTTGATAATTGGAATGGACATTATTTTTTTCTCCTTTTTATATATTGTGGATACCTTTGTCTTTTATTTTAGAAATTTTGTTTATTTCATTCGTGAAGCTTTCAGTATAGACAAAAACACAGTCGAAAAACGGCAGAAACTGAAAGTTTTCGCTGTCGTTCATAAAGTTCTGGTCTGATACTTCGGAAGCTCTATACTGCGCATATCCCAGCGAGGCAAGGAATTGAATACCATCGTCTGATTGAATATATGACTTAATGATTTTGACAATATCAGTCCCGCCGTAAGTTTGAAGGATATCAGAGGCAAGCTCTTTGCGAGTTGCGGAAAATCTGATTTTTACTTCCTGCTTTGATGAGTTAATTTTGGTACAAATATCATCAGAAAGCTTATTTCTTGCATATTGCTGACCTCTCTGGTTTATTGAAACAATCGAGATAAACACAGAAGGTTTAAGAATGTTGATTTTAAAAACCTGCATTAACTGCCGGACTTCCCAGTCTTTAATCCCGAATGCCTCCAGTGCATTTTCAGCAACAGTTATAAAATCATTAAATATCTGGTTTCTGGTCTTAAACTGTGTTTGTGTTGCTTTCATCTTCTTTTCTCAAGCTTTTGAGTTCGACTATCAAGGCTTTTGTCCAGCCATTTGTTTCATACCAGTCCTTATTCTCTACAATTTCATAGGTGCGGTTTTCGTATGCTATTCTATCCGGCTGCAGTTTTTCGGCTATGCTTTGCATAAGAGCAGGGCAGAACACTGTTTTATAATTCTCATTCAGATCCAGACCCAGCTGCTCTCTCATTTTGTTTGAAACAGGCTGTATTGAACCTGTATATGTGTCAGGTGCTTCAAACTGCGGGACATCACGCCCCATTTCATCAAGTGTTGATTTTATAAACCGGTAAAACTGAAATTGTTTATTACAGCCTAATATTGCTGTTGCGGTCATTGCCGCAGGCAGTAAATTGAATGTCATTTCCTTGTTACCTTGTATTGTACGGTATTAAGCATAATACCTGTTGAATTTAGCGGTTTTGTCGATTGATTATTTGATACAGTATCATATTGGCTGTTTCTGATTTCTATGGTTGCGCCGGATAACGCCGGAGTATTAATTTTCCTTATCTCTTCCTGTATAACCCCTTGCAACCATATACCAAGCCTGTTTGCAGCCAGCTCAATTGTTTGTCTGCCTTCAAAAACGCGTAATATTTCTCTAAGAAGCATCCTGTGCCCCTCGGTTCCCTCAACGCGTGCACGGGCATTGTCCATAAACGGGCGGGGCGGTATAATTATTTCTCCAGTTGAGTCTTTGAGATGAATCCCCAGATAGTGTAAAAAGTTTCGCTGTTTTTGGCTTACTGATATTCGTACACCGTAATTTTGTATTGCTGCAATATATCCTACAGGTGTTCCGTCATCATATTTTGTGTTTTCAAACCAGCCGGCTTCGATTTTAAAGTCTTTTAGGTTGTTGAGAAGGTGGTTCCAGAGTTTCTCGTTCTTTTTCCTGCCCATTAGAAAACTCGCTCCAAGCTTCCGCCAACATAAAACGGCACGGCTGTTAATGTTTCAAACAGAGCTAAAAGCTCAAGCCCATAAGGAGTCTGGGCAAGCCAGTACGACCACATATCCATTGAAGGAATTTGTACATAGCTGATATTAACTTCGCCTACACCTGCGCTTGCGACAAGCCCGCCCTGCCCTGCCTGTCCTGTTTGGTTTTTGTACATCAAGACAGATAAATGAGCTGTCAACAGATATATTGCCATTTTTCGCCGTTCATCAGCCAGCCGGCAGCTGTTTTTTATTGAAATAAATGTTTTAGCCTGTCTGAATGCAACAGGGCAAATCGTTTTATATTCTTCAACATTGAACTCCGGATATTCGCTATAAAATTCTGTCAGGCTGACTATGACAACATCTGTCATGGGTTATTCTCCCTCTGTATCAGGTGCTTTTTTGTTTGCGTTTTTGTAATCTTCTTTTGTGAGTTGTTTTGACTTGTCTTTGCTCATTGATTTTGTATTTTTTTCAATATTAGGCTGGGTGCCAAAGTATTTAATAACTCCGTTTTCGAGGTGTCTTTGAAAATCTTTGTTAGCTTTCAATATTTCCAACTCATTTGCGCTGACCTGTGTCAAAACACCTTCCGGTGTAATTAAGTTTGCATTGGTTACATCAGCTCCGCCCTTGACTTCTACTTGAGCGGAAACAATATTCAGATTGTCTGATGTTCCTTTAACATACTGTGTATAAACCTGTGTGTTTGCCAGTTTTGATAAAATATACGGCATTTTATTCCCCCTTTTTGTCCTTTTTCAATTCTTCAATTATATTAGCTTTGGTTTTGGCTTTAATACCTCTGGATTTTGCATAAGCCTGCAAGTCTTTCCAGTTCATAGTTTCAAAATCCGCAGGTGCTTTTATAGTTTTATTTGCAGGTGTTGAAGCTTTTGATTTTTTCTGCTCAATAATTATAAACTTTTTATTTTGAAAGCTTATGAAGTTTTTATCCTGTTTAAGCTTTTTAAAATCTGATTCGCAAAGGCAAGTTAAGCCTTTTTTTACAAGAATACCTGAAAAGATATTATCTTCAAGCTTTGAGATTATTTTAATCATTTATTCCCCCTTTTGTTAATCCGAAAAATATCCCATGCCCCCACCTTGCTCCCTAAAACAGAGAGCAGTAGAGGAGGGGGTAGGCTAAATACCTGAATATCTGACAACACCTAAAGGCTGTTGTACAATAATACCGGCTGTCGCTGATGCGTAATCTTCAAGAATAACTTTAGCTTTCTTTTCCATACCTACAAGGCGCAGTACGTCTTGTACATACTGTTTGATTGTATCGGTTCTGCCGATTTTATCAGCGTGAAGATAGAACACATTTGAACCGCCGTTTGCACCGTCCATTTCAGGAGAAGCAACGATGCGAATGTTCGGATATGTTTCCTTTATCCAGGTTGATACAGACTTAGTGCCTAATTCATTCATTGTGTTAAGATACTGCATTGAAGCCAGAGAAAGGGACATTGTGAATGTGTCGCGTATCGGGTTGAAGTGACCTCTTAACTGGGTTTGCAGCTGTCCTACTGCGGTTATAATATCTGCCGTGATTTCAAGAAAGGTTTTTGAAGCCCAGCTTGTCAGACTTTTTGCACCTTCTGCAACAGTCCTGTATGGGGTAAGGTTCGGGTCGTTCAATAAGCCGTAAGTTTTGTTTTGACCGTTTGAATAACCATAGAAACCTACATTGTTGTGTTCAATCGCTAAGCTTTCCGCTACCGCTTCCTTCTTTTGCCCTTGAGTATCAACTCTCATTCGGGAAGCTCTCATAGCTTCTAAGTAACCTACTTCAAGTCCTTCTTCAAATCTCACGATAGAACGTGTTACAAAGTTCTGGTTCCAGCTTGCAAGCGGGATATTTGCCGTATCTGTGTAAGGCTGTGCTTTGCCCGTTCTTTCAAGAGCGGTTGTTACAATTTCTTCGTCTTCAAAAGAGCCCGCAATAGTACGACCGACAATCTCATCGATTGTTCTTGCCTGTGTTACATATTCTACCGCCTCCGGTGCCCAGTATTGAAAGAATTGTACAGGGTTTGTGATAGTAGGTGTAGTTTGCAATGGTGCTGCCGCATCCATTGCGTAGGCGTTGCTGTAGATTGTACGCATATCACGCATTACAGCAGAATCCATTGATATACCGAATGCAGCCAAGTCTTTTGAAGTTACTCTAAGACCTTTTTCACGCATATAATCAAAGCTGAAAGGTTTGACCTCTCCAGGCTTCATATCATAGCGAATCGGGGTTGTTTGTTTTGCCATTTTATTTATTCTCCTTTAAAATTAATTGCCTAACTCTAATACTGCAATATCGCCGGCGTTACCTGAATATTTGATAAACTGTGAATTTGGAATTACAACAGAGTTTGCAGGAACTGCTTCTGTATTCACATAAGCGTTGATTTTTCCTGTAGCTTTATCATAAGCCGCGATATTACCCACGTTAAATGCGGAAGCAGGTTTTATGTTAATATGACCGAAAGTGCATAATCCGCCCTGTGAGCCGTCTGGTAAGTTCAAAGTCGGCTCAAGGTTCATGTAGTTTGCATACATTTTAGGATTAACCAAAATACCGGCAAAAACACCTTCACCGCCTAATACAGCCGTTCCGGTTTCTGAACCGTAAGTAAATGCACAGGCAAACCGCGGAAGATTTGAAACTGCATCCGTTCCGCCGGCAAAAGCCGTTGCCGTAATATTTGCATCGGAAGAAGCAAGAGCAATAGAGTTACCTTCTGTACCTTCAACTGCTGCCGTAAGATTCAATGTAGTGCCGCTTACGCTTGCAATTACATCCGCCAAAGGTGTGGTTGTACCGGCATAGTAGTCTGTGCCCTCTTCCCCTTCGCCGTTTATGGTTTTTTCTAATGAGTTAATAGTGTTGGCAACAGCAGAGCCGATTTTAATATCATTAGCCTGTGCCATATCTGTTTTGAATCTGTAAACAACAGAGCCGATTGTTACTGTATCGCCGTCAGCAGGGTTAGCAGTAAAAGCTAATGCACCTTTGGCAGCTGCAGCTGTCTGTGTGGTATTGGAAAGCAGGGTGTACGGGGTTTCTCTGCGCGGGCTGTCGTCTGCGTATTCTCCCTCAACACCTGCTGCAAGGTTTGAATAAATTTGTTTTTGAAACATTTGTTAAACTCCTTATTGTTAAAGTGTGTGTAATGGGTTATTTTTGTGATTTGTAAGCTTTTAGAACAGCACTCGGCTCATCTGCTTTAAACATACTGTCAAAAGACATTTTGACCGTTGTCTGTGATTTTGCCCTAAGATATCCGTCCAGTGAGTCATATGAATTTTTGATATCCAGCTTGTCGCAGGCGTATTTAACCACCTGCGGAATTGTCATTGAGGAATATCTTGAATTATCGCCAATTAGAGGTCTGATACGCTTAATGAGAGCATCTTTTTTTGCAAGATATTTAATTGCTGCATCCATTGAAACGGGCTTTTCTTCTTCGTCCTCATCTTCATCTTCATCTTCATCTTCATCTTCTGCTTTTCTAGGTTCTTCTTCCGGGTCTTCATCGCCGCAAGGTTTATCTTCTTCATCTTCTGCAGGCTTCTCTTCTTCCGGGTCTTCATCGTTCGCACCTGTTTCAGAAGAGTTATAACCGAGTTCTTCAAGTTTTTTTGTAAGGGTTCTGAATTTTTCTTCTTTACCGCCTTTAAATTCAGATGCAGGTTTCATTGCGATAGCATCTGCTTCTCTTAAAACTTCGCGTTTATCAATGTCTTCATCTGCCACAGGCGGGATTTGTTCTTGTTCTTCTTCACCGCCTTGATTGATTTCAATGTTTACATCTTCGTCCATTGACAGGCGTTTTTTTAGGTTGTTAGCCATGTTGTTCATCTCCTTTTTTTGTATCTTTAAAACTTCGCTGAATGTGTCAAAAGCAAGGGCGGAATCCATAATACGCACCTCGTGCCCCATTCTGCCTTCGTCAACTAATGCTATATGGTTTAAATAAATATCTCGCTGGATTGCATCGTAGTGCTGACCTTCATATTCCCCCGGGGTAAGGTCGTACCGGCAGGTGTAGCCTAAAGAAAGCTCTTTTTTATCGCTTTCAACCGAATCCTTCATAGCTTCGGAATAGATAACCAGATTGTTTGTTACTGTTTTTTTAGCTTTGTCGTACTTAACATTTTCGCCGAGAGTACCGTGTATGCCCTTTTCTTCCGCAGGTGTGAACTTTTGACCCAGCATTTCGTGTTCATCTATCAACGGCTTGCTTTTAAAGCTTTCCATTGTTTCGGGTCGTGTCAGCTCCTCTTCGGGGCGGTAAACATAATAAATCTTGTCCGGTTCAAGTTCAGGGCTTATTTGTTTGCCCAGATATGGGAAAACTCCTACTTTTGTAATGGGGTTGTCGTACAAATACCAGTAACCGTTCGGGTCAACTTCTTTTTTGTCCTGCGCGTGGTTTATTGATTTAAATTTATCTTTTAACATTGTTAATCCTCAAAGTCTAAAACAGCCTGCATTATACACCTGCAATACGGCAGCTGTCCGGGGAAGCCTTTTTCGCCTGTGCGTTTATCAATAACTGGCGGATCATCTATATCAAAAATCCCGCCGTTTAAACCTGCGGGATAGTCCATCTTGTGATACTCTCGGGGGTCTCTACTGCCTCCGGAGTGTATCCATTTGAATTTTCTTATTCCGTTTTCCTGAAAGTTTCTTAAATTTATTGAGTTATATGCTTTTCTGGTCTGGTCTTGCGCTATTAATTGTGCTCTGCGGTTTGTTTTTGCACCGTAAGAGTTTAGTTCTTGTACAAGCCGCCTTATGCCTTCACCGTTTTCTATTGAGCGGGCAACAGAGCCGGTTATCTGTTTGAAATATTCATTCGGAATCGAGCGAATCAGTGAAACATTTTCAAAAATTAACGCTTTCATAATCTCTGATTTTTCGGGGCTTATTGCTGAGCCTTTAAGAATGAAATCTTTAGCAGACACTCCCAGCATAGCTTTTAAGGCTGTATTAATCTGGTTGTTTGAGTATCTGTTTGTTTTCTTCAAAAGGCTCTTTACAAGTACTTTAGAGCGTTTTGTAAATTTTTCTGAATATTTTTCATAAAGCTGGTTTAAAGCAATACGTGCCTGCGAGGAAATACTTTCATCAAATGCAATCTGCGGGTAGCCCTTTTGATAAATCTTCGCTAATTCCTGTTTGCACTCTTTTGTCATTTGCTGCGCAAGCTTTTGAAGTTCTTGCACATACCACGACATTATACCGGCGTTAACGTTAAGCCGGCTGGATATAAGTTGGTTTTTCATAATTGTTTAAACTTCTATGCCGTCTGCAATGTCCATAGCAGCTAAAATAATAACATCTGAATCAGTTTCATTCTCTTCTTCAATAAAATCTATAAGTTTTCTTTTATTCTCGTCTGTTTCCAAATCCTGAAAAACTCCAACTATAAACTCTTCATCCTCCCAGCTTTTTAGCAAAAGGCTCAAAAGTTTTTTGTCTAATTCGGTTTTGATTATTGTTTCACGCGGGAATAAAGTAAATTCCATTATTTAATTTCCTTTTTGCCGATTATTTTATAATCATCTTTCAAGTTTTGAATTGTGTAACGAGCGTTTCCAATATATTTTTTAAAGACTTTTTTCTGTTTTTGCTCAGGTGTAATATTGGTACGTATTGCACTCATAACCCTTGCATATTCATCTTGTGGCAGCTGAACCTCTTTACGGGTTCTTTTGTTTATTTTATCACATCTTGCAGAGTTTTCAATCTTTTTGGAGCTGCCTGCCCCCTCGCCGAATTGTCCATTTTTCTTGCGCGGGTGCTTGCTCTCTTCCCATGCATCTGTCACGCTAAAAGGGGCATGAGAATTTTCACTAACTCCTAATAAATCGCTAAACGGGTCGGTTTCTTCCTGCTCGGGGATTTCTTCGGAAAGTGCGTTATAGCCGGATTTTTCATCAGCTCTCAGTACCCCGCGGACTTCTTCCGGTGATACAACACCCGCATTAATATAGGCTGCGTCGGTTCGAGAGTTGATTTCTCTAATCTCGGCGCGTTCTTTTTCTGTCGGTGTATCAATATCATTGAATACGCAGGAATACTCTTTATCAATACCAAGCTTTGATTTAGCCAGCAAGCGATAATGAAAATTTAGTATTGGTACATAGTCTATATTCTGAATGCCTTGTTGTAATTTTCGGTAGTTATCATCTTCATAGCTTCCTGTTGACTGCCAACCTTTAGGAGATGTTTCAAGCAGTCTTGCGGAAGGTATGCCCGAAATTGCCGCAACTATCTGATAGCCCAGCATGGTTACAGCATCGAAATCTGTTAATGTTGTATCTAATTGTCCGATCCTCTGGTCTTTTTTGATTAATAACCAGCCCCAGTTATTGCGCAGCCACGACATTAATGTAAGCTCTTTGTTTAATCGCTCTTCGTCTGCTAGATATGCGTTAGGGTTGCCTTCAACATAGTTTAAACGTTTTGACTGCGCGAGCATTGGCGCTTCTTTTGCCGTTTTATGCGCAGCGTAAACCTGTTCATACAAAAGCTGCGGCAAAGGAATACCGCCGTAATAATATGTTGGTTTCAGAAGGTCTGATACCTCCGAGTAGACATTAAAGATAAACCAGCTGTAATGGATGTTTTTGCCGTTTGGAAGCCTGAACCAGGTCGGCTGGTAAAATCTTTTGCTTGCAGGGTTTGTACCGGCTTCTATATCAAGCACGGGAGTAACCCAGATAGGCTCAATAATCATCATTCCCTTATATGAGCCTTTTGTTACCGCGTCAATATTAAACGGAACGGAGTAATCAACATTATCAACGAGCGGAATGCACAAAGCCTGTCCGTATTTACGCTTGTTTTCGGCAAACTTTTTACAGATGTCTTTGATTTTAAACTTTTCAGAGTGTGAAAGCTTTTTTAACTCCTCTATGATATTCTGGTCTTCGTCTGTTACTTCGCCGTCACAGTCATTAATATCATAGTCAATTGCAATAGAATCTTCACACGGTGCAGTGATACTTTTATTAATAAGCCAGTCTTGAGCAAGGATAGCGCAGTTATTGAAACCAATAAACCCCTGCTTTGCAAAGTAGGTAAAAATAATTTCCTGCCCTGCAATATTCATTTCAAATGATTTTGACAGGATATCGCAAGAATCCTTAATACTGTCTGCAGCAACATTTACGACATTCCCGTCTTCTGTAGAATATTGAGCAACAACAAAATCATTTACCTGTTTTTGCACAGAGCATTCATAAAGTGCCTGTAAGTCTGATTCAGGAAGCGCAAAAGCCTTTTTGTTATCCTGTTCGGTTTTATGTACGGGTTTTATTTCTTGTTTCTTTTTGAAAAAATTAAACATTAGTAGTTAAACTCATCTTCTAAGCTGTATCTCACTGCATCAATAGTGTGGTTATCCTTGTCAGGAAATTTGCTTTTTATTTCTTCGTTTTTATCAACTTCGTATGAGTATTCCGTAAACTCTCGCGCCGCGTTCGGGCAGCGATGCGGGTCAATAACTATCTTTTTGAGTCCCTGCAAACGTTTGATACCGTAACTTACAGAGCCCGGCCCCTTTCGCGCTCCTCTGATAGGCAAGCCGGAATTATCAAAATCGTCAATACTTTTTGGCTCCTCGCTGTCTGCAATTATTTCGGTTGATTTTGTATGCCTTCTTATAACCTTTTCAATTGCATCGTCATTGCTCAAGCCGGTCTGATAAATTTCATCAATAATATACAGGGTTTTGTATTTGCGGTGATAGTGGACTTTAACCCAGACAAACGGGTCAACGGCATACCCCCAGTCAATCCCTTCACAAATATTATCAAAATGGTTTATTTGTTCGGCTGTTACCTGCTGCAAATCAATATTATAGAATACGTTTAACCCTGTGCCGACCTCTTCACCCAATAACTCATTACGATATGCCATAGGATTAGACTGTTTGAGGTCTTCTGCTTCTATAAAAAACGACGCTCCAAGCCATTCGGGCGGCACATCTAGATAAGATGAGTGATGAACGAGTCTTGTAGATTTGTTTCTTCTGGCTTCTTTGTTAACCCAATTTCTGGGGTCTGCAGGCGGGTTATAACTATAAAATGTCAACGCACCAGGGCCACCTCTGTTAAAAGAAAATTGTGCATCCCTGATTTCAGCCATACCGTCGAACTGTTTCAGCTCTTCATACCAGCGAATTTTGATATAACCAAATGGTAATTTTATTGATTTTATATTATCAGGGTCATCAAGTCCGTAAAATAATATCAACTGCCCTGTTGGTAAATATTCAATTTCTAGCGGGTTTTTGCGTACACGAAACGAGGTTCTTAATCCCAGTGCGTTTATTGCCCATAAAATCTGGTTGAATACCGATTTTTCTATCTTATTACCAACTTTACGCAAACACACTGCGTGTGCAAGCGGGTCTTTGATTAAATTTAATATAACCTCTATCGAGATAAAACTTGATTTTGTAGAGCCCCTACCGCCTTTATGCCAGTATTCTAAATGCTTGCCCTGTTTTATATCTCTGTGAACATCCCAAAACGCAGGACATATAAGACTTTTTAAACTTGTTTCCGTCATGCATTAGATATCATCCTTTATTATCACGGGATTAAAACAAACTTCCTGCTTATCTGTCGGTTTTTCTCCGATTGTGTCACGCAGCATTGAAATAGCAGTTAAATCACCACTTATTGCTTTTTTTACCAATCTAGCAGCAATTACTGTTTTAACATCAACTTTAGCTGCAAAAGCAGGATTTATCTTCATTAACTTTTCTAAACATTCTTCATCTGTTGTGAACTTCTCTATATCATAGCTTATAAGGTTTTCTATAAGTTCTCTAAACTCTTTACGTTCTCGGCGTTTTTCCGCGGACTTTTTACCGCCCTTTTTAGCAATTTCTCTTTGTTCGCTCTTTGTTCGTTTATTCATTGGCTTCAAATTTTCAGAATTTGCCATATGCTAATCCTTCACCTGCAAATTAACTAATCCTAACTTCTGCTGTAAATCCTGTGAGATATTGTCAATCAAGCTTGACTCACCGCGTGTCATATCTTTCATACTGTCCATAAGTGATAGTGCTTCTACAAGCAAGCTTTTCATATTTTCAAAATTTGTTTTGTCATTGTCGATTACGGGCGGTATAAGACTTGTTGCACGTGACAAATACTCGCCTGAGGGCAAAGGTTCTATTTCATTACCCAGCAGACAAGTTTCTTTGAGTAAATCCATAAAGTCATACAAGCCATCATAAATACGGTCAGCTAACAAATGCTTTCCATAGAAAGACTCGTTGTGTACTGTATAATGAATGTCTTTTGCATAACTAGCAATTGCAAGTAAATAACAAATAAGTTGATTTATATTTTCCATAATAAAAAAAAAAGGGGCTTTGAAGCTACGAGAGAGAAAGGTGAAAGTCTAACTTAGCCCCTGTATATATAGTCGTAATTAACTGTTTTAATTTCTCCAATAATTTCAGCTTCATTGTTAAAATTTTTACGAAGCTGTAAATAAATGGGATTTCCGTTTTTATCCTTGCGGTTCGTTTTTCGAAAATCTCCGTAATAGATGTTTTGCTTGCTTTTAGTGCCTTGCTTATAAGAGTTAATCTTTTTCCGCCATTGATTTAATTTTGTTTGAGCTTCTTTGCCCGTTAAATCCTTTATTATTTCTTTACCCGTAAAATCCTGCTTATAATCGCGGAATTTAAACGCCCCACAACACGGACAAATACCAAATTCTACGCGGCGATAGTTATATTTAGTGTTAAATAGAACATACGAAAATGAGCCCACAAAATGAGCATTACAACAAAATAACATACCGCCGGTTCTCCTTTTTTTGCGATAGGAACTATCCCGTATGAATTGGGTTTCAGATTAAGCAACTTTCATGCGACTTACGCCTAACCTACCACCCAACGGGCTATTATCATATTAACAAATTATTTTATAAATTTTATCTACCAAAAGTTATAGAAAATGTAAATTTTTGTAACAATTTAGGAAAGTATATTAACTAAGTGCTTAAACTTTTTATCATAACTTATTTTTTTACCTAATAAATCGCTTGTAAAGGCGTTTTTACATATTTTTAACAAGCGTATTATATATTAGGAATTAAGAAAAGAAAGAGAGCTAAATATGAAAAGTACACTTTTTAGTGATGTAAAAAGATTTATTAAGTATGTACAAAAAAGGAGTTATATAATTCAAACCATAACGCTGATTTTATTAATGGCATTTATAGTACGACAGGAGTATGTAAATCATGAAATTAATACGAATATAGTAAAGGTAAACAAGAAAGTAGATTTCAGGTATTTTAATCTAACCAGAAGTTTAGAAAGTATTCATAGGGTTGAGATTAATACTAGAGATGGCAGATTGAGATAATTAAAAATTATTTTTTAGAATAACTTTGGTTATTTAAAACACTATAAAGCCCGTGTATAATATATCCAGCAAGAATTGTTGTTTTTACAAAAACTGCAAGTGCAGTATATAAAATCATATGAATAACATTATCTGTTAAAATAATTTGTTTAAAATAAATTACATGTCCCTCTCTTGCAAAAATATTAAGTAGTCCTATTAACAAAAGAGTTAAAAAAACTTTTATGCATGCCCCTATTTTGAGTTGATGCTTCTTTAAGTTGATGTACCTGCAAGTTATTCGTATAGCAGGTAATCTATTGCAAAACTTGTATAAATATACGTATACTAATATCAACGACAATGTGAGAAAAATGGGTGGAAAATTAATTGTAATTTGTGGAGATAGAGAATTTATGTATGAAGTAAAAAATACTCCGAGAATTAAAACAGCAATAAATGCGATCTCCGCACACATAATTAATATGATTTGTTTTGTAAATTCCTCTCTTTGTATTCTATTAGAAATTAAGTCTGCCAACTGAGCTTGCGAAAATTCTGTTTCTTGACTTATAGCAGCAGTATTATTTTTTCTTTTTTCACTAGATGGAATTGGCACATCCATGTCTGGCGTAGAATCATTTAAAACTTCTTGAAATGCCAAATCAATATTCCCAGCCATTATTTGCTTAACCCCAATGATAATAATCTTACATCCATAGCTTGAGCTGAAACATTAAAATACTCTGCCATTCTTGCAACTTTCTCATAATAAGTTGCATTACTTAGCTCTGTATAATATTTTTGTACTTGTGCTCGTGGCATTAATAATGCCGCAGCGCAACGATTGGCTTGTATTTCAATCATATCTCTGTTTAAACTATTGGTATTTCTATATAAAGTATCACAATTATGCTCTATTAATGCCCGATGTAATAAATAGTGCCCAATCTCATGCGCAATAGTAAAACGTTTTCTTTTATTTGAATCTAAACTATTGATATAAATATTACGGTTTTTATCTTCTATTTTAATGTAACCAGAGGTATTCTCTAAAATTTTTTCATATACATTAAGCCCCAAAAAATTAGCTATCTGTACAATATCTATCTTACTATTAATATCAAAGCCTGTATATTCAAGGACAGTTTCAGCAAGCCTTTCTATGGTATCATTATTATAAATTTTAACATCTAATGTTGCCATATAATTATCCTTTGTTACATTATTATAACATGAATTAACCCAGATTAACAGTTATCAAAACAGATATACTATTGTTAACGTATTTCTATTCTCCATATAACAAATAATCAATCGATACTTTAAAACACTGTTTCAGACGGTTTAGAATTTTCAAATCTGGTTCAATATCACCCAGTTTAATATCAATATACTCCTCTTCACTGATTTTGAGCAGCTTTGCCATATCTTTATCGAGATATTCGTGTTTGTCTTGTAGTTCTGTAAGCCTGTTACCAAAACTTTTTACCTTTGTGGGAATAGTAGTATCGTTCTGGCGCTCACCGGAATTGTTATTGGGTTTTATGAACATCTCGCCTTCACCGGTGAAAAGCCATCTGGCATTAACATTGCACCCAGATATTAGTGCCTCAATCAATTTACCTGATGGTTTCTGTTCTCCTGTTTCATATCGTAAGTATGTAGGTTGCGGAATGTTAAGATTTTTTGCGAAGCTATAACCGCTTTCACCAAAGGAGTTACGCACTTCTATTAGCCTATCTTGAAAAGTTTTTTGAGAATTATTCATTTTCGTATTGACTTGTTATTCGTTTTCGTATATACTTAAATACGTAATCAATCAAAGTGTAGGAGCCACAATGACAATACATCGTATTAACTTTAACTGCGAGAAAGAAAAATACCGTGAATTCTACAAACGTGTTATTGACAACAACTGTACAATGACAGACGTTCTGAATGAGTTCATTGACAAATACCTTTCTCTCGGTGATAAAAATAGGGAAATTGCTTAACTAGTTTCAATTCCCCCCTTTAAATCGACAATAATATTATACCAAAAACAAAGCCTAAAAGTAAATAAATTTGAGGGCTTAGTTACAATGCGTAACAAAATAGAAAAGTTTTAAAATTTGGAAAAATCCGGCAGGGAAACAACCCGCTATCTAAAAATTTAAGTGGCTATTGGGTAACCGTGAGAAGCGGGCTCCACGATAAATATACCCCTTGAGCGGTCGCCCACGCACACCGACAAGCAAACGGAGTGGATAAAATTAAAACCAATTAAGTTTTTAATATAGGCGGACCGATTCAAATCGCGTCCGTCTCCTTAAGAACTTGAAACCATTAGGCGGATAAACAGGCTGGTGTTTGCTATCCCGTTTGATAATTACATCTAAGGATACAGAGCGTTACGGCTCGGGAGTTGCCCAAAGTAATGACCGCAGGGAAAGACCTGTGCCTGCCGCCGTTTTTATATAGCGAATGACGAAAGGGAATAAAAGACCTTTGACACTTGGAAAGACAAGGAACTAGGACCTAAGGTTCTAAAATGTGGTCTAGGCGAACATTAGACAGTTTCAATATGATATTCGAAAGAAAAAACGAAAACCTACGGCACGATGAAATAGTTGAAATACTGTGTTTAAAAAAGAAAACTGTGACACCTCGGAAAGACGGGGATTTTTAAGAAGGCGGACAGGTTTAAAAGCCTCGTGTCTGTAATTGTATGGTTCCTTAGAACCCATAATACTGTTACAGAGTCCGTCTCCTTAAGAACTTAGGGTAGGGGTAAATGAGGTTTAGAGGCTTTTAGGCAATCTACTCCGCCTGATATAAAGATGAAAAAGATTTGCTCTCCCCAATAGAGCACAGAGCCGGACTCTCTTCTTAAATAACTTACATAATTTTACCGGCTCTTTTTTTATTTTATCGACAATTTCTGAGGGGCTTTTGGATAGTTGATAGTTTGTCCGTGCTCCCTCTTTTTTTTACTTAACAAAGAAAGGATTTATATATGACTAAAGAACAAGAAAAATTTGTTAAAGATTGGGGGATTGGTAATTACCAAATAACAGAGGACAACCTAACTGTAAGAGGTAGCCTCTACCTTGAAGGCACAAGCATAACAAGCTTGCCTGACAACCTAATTGTAGGAGGTTACCTCGACCTAAGAGGTACAAACATAACAAGCTTGCCTGACAACCTAACTGTAGGAGGTAGCCTCGACCTAAGAGGTACAAACA